TTGCTACAGTTGCCGCCTATGAGGTTGCTCCTGCCGCTGCCTACGAGGTTGCTACAGTTGCCGCCTACGAGGTTGCTCCTGCCGCCGCCTATGAGGTTGCTCCTGCCGCTGCCTACGAGGTTGCTACAGTTGCCGCCTACGAGGTTGCTACAGTTGTCGCCTATGAGGTTGCTATCTTCGCCGCCTACGGTCCCATTTTCGGCTTTTTTGCGGGTGTACTCTATTTGCGCTTTTACAAGTCCCGCAAAGTTAATTTCGCTTTTGAGTGTCAATTCTGATGATGCTAATTTGGTATCATCATTTTCTGCCTTATCGATTTTGCCACCCGCTTCTGCCTCAAAAAAACGATTGCCGTTGATATTGGGATAATGCTGCAGCACATCAAACGGAGCCTCACAGGAGTGATAGCCTTTATTCCCGCAACGGATCGCGCCGTCATCGATCTCTTTTTTGCCGAGCACGTATTGCTTGCCTCGGCATTGCATATTTTTGTCTGTACCCTTATAAACTTTCATGCTTGCTTTTCCTTTCTATCCGTTGTCACTGTCTCATACACGCGCACGGCGTCGCGCCAGCTGCGGTATTTGCCGATGTCGATGATCTCCGCGCCCGGTCGGGCGGCTCTTTTCCTTTTTCTCGGCGGCTTTATGGCTCTTTCGAGGATTTTTTCCGCGCCGTAGGCCAGCGTGATGATCGCACATCCGGCGGCGATACTGCCGCACAAAACTAAGATCATGTTTATCACTCCTTTCCTTTAATTTTTAAACAGCGTCTCGATGTCGCTTTGCGAGAAACGCAGTTTTTTAAAGATGTTGCACAAATCCTCATACGACCACGCCGAAAGGTGGCGCATACGGTAGCTGTAAAGCTGCGGGGATATACCCAAGTATTTCGCGGTCTTCTCGTCGGTCGTCAGGCCCATGCGGTCGGCGTTATAACGCATAATCGACCTAAAAGTCTGCCTCCGCTGTTCTGCGGGCGACGGTTTTAATCTTGGCATTTTTTACCACCTCTTTCGTTATTCGTGTTTTTGTCCCCAGCCCTACCATCTGCCGCCCAAAGCAAAAATCATGCAGTATCTATGTTTGTTCAGACGAAAGGAGTGTATATTCATGGCTTTTAATGGAGGATCAGTTGGTGGGCGGCATGTGGTAAAGCTGGGGGGCGGCCTTTAAGCTTAGCTAAAAAAGCACAACATCAAAACCGCGATTAGCGTGCCTAAAATCGGGGCGAGAAGCATTAAAATGTACGGCAGTACCACTTTTAATGCTTCTTTTCGTGCCCGGTCTTCCATTCTCATTCCGCTTTCTCCTTTCTGTCCTTAACTCACACCGCTTTCGGGTCAGTCGCGTCTGCGTCTTTGCGCTCGGTGCGCATCGTTACCAGTTCCACGCCGTCCGCAAGGCCCGTGGCGTAAATCTCTGCCATTTTCACGGCAAGTGCGCGTTTGTCGCTTGGAAACTCTTCAACCAGCTGCGCAATTTTCTCTACATTCTGTTTCGATTTTTCGCTCATTGTCACATCTCCTTTACTTTTTGTTTGCTTTGTGACTATATGATAGCATTTATGTGTCACTTTGTCAACACTCTTTTTTGCGTTTTTTGATTTTTTTGAATTATTTGTTGACTTAGCCAACAAAACCTGTTATTATATAAATAAAGGCAGGTGACAATGTTGGACAATATAGGTACAAGGATTAAAGCGCTTCGGCAAGCGTTAGACTTAACACAGGAGCAATTTGCATCACAAATTGGATTATCTCGCAATTATATTGCGATGATCGAAATCGGGCAACGTGATCCAAGCAAACGCTCTATTTCGGATATTTGTCGCGTTTTTGGCGTTGATTTGATCTGGCTAAGAACCGGCGCAGGAGAAATGTTTAAGCCACGAACGCGCGAAGAAGAGCTTGCGGAGATTTTTGCGCGGGTGCAAATCGAAGACGATGACAAAAGTCGATTGATTCGCGCCATGGCGCAACTACCCGATGAAGCTTTCCCGGTTTTTGTAAAGTACATCGAGAAGCTTCACGAAATACTGTCGGAAGACAAATAAAAAAGGCGAGAACCGAATTTTTAACGGTCCTCGCCTTTTGCTTTGTGCGCCTACATTTTCCCTGCCCATATTGATACAGATATGTAAATCTTTCGCAAAGTATCTACGGGGAGATCCAGCAGCATTTCTGAAATTGCGTCTATTAAGTTTTTTCGGATTCTGTTTTCTTCCCTTGTTTCTACTGTCTTCATTTGTTCAACTCCGTTCTTTTGATAAAAAAATTTTTGATTTATTTGTTGACTACGTGCGTTTTTAGTGATATGATACAGATAAATTATTGTGATTGCTCACATTTACGATTTTGAACGCAATAAATATTGATGGGAGGGTAGAATATGAAATTCGGTATTCGGAAACCTAACTACAAAGCTCGGTTCAAAGCGCGTACCACCGGCAAGCTGAAAAGAGAAATGAAAAGAGCGGTCAATCCTTTTTACGGCAAAAAGGGCGTTGGGTTTATCAAAGACCCCTCGAAGTCGGTCAAAAGCGCGATATACCACAAAACCACCGTTGGCGTTCCTTCGTTGTTGCCAAAATCCAATCCGAAACGGAAGTCGGATGAATCACCAAAGGCTGCACAGCAACCGGCTATAAACATTGCAAATACCAACGGATATGTCCCCAAAAAGAAATGGGTAGCGTTCTTCCTGTGCCTGTTCTTTGGCTATTTTGGCGTTCATCGTTTTTATGTGCATAAAACTGGGACGGGGATCCTTTGGCTTTTCACCTTTGGCCTTGGCGGTGTTGGTTGTATTGTTGATCTTGTCATGATCCTTGTCGGAGCTTTCCGGGATAATATGGGACAGCCGCTTGTTTAATTTAAGGATAATCTTTCCAAACGGTGGTGTAAATACTCAAAATTGAATGACGGTACTTTATATATGACTTAAATTGCAAAAAAGGTGCTTCTTATGGATTTTTCGACAATCAATTTAGACGCGCTTGTGCCTAAACTGGAAGCTCGACGCGTCTCGCTCAACTTATCCTATCAAAACGTTGCGGACGCTTGTAATGTCTCTCAAAGTACAATCATTCGCATTTTCAAGCGGCAGGCCGACCCGAGCATTGTTGTGCTTAAGTCTATCCTTGCTGCCGTCAAGTATGATATTGTTACACCGCCGCTGCCGGACGAAGACTCTGGAAACGAGCGGATCGCGTATCTGAAGAAAAGCATTGAGTTTGAACGCGAAGATAAAATTGTAAGGCTCGCGCAGCAAGAAGCACAATTTATGCGCCAACACAACGAAGATCGGCGGCTCGTTCGGATTTGCTTGGCTATCTGTATTATCCTTGTGCTTTTCTTTTGCTTCCTTTTTGGCTACGACATCGCAGACTTAGATCGCGGCTGGATACAGGATCGTTCCGTTTCCGGAAGTTTACTCCCCTTTGGGCGTTTGCTCAAATAATAAAATCCCGTAGATACGTCTGTATCCACGGGATTTTTAAATAATAGGAGGTTTTTACAATGGCAAAAGCTAAAAAACTGCCCTCCGGTAACTGGCGCGTGAATCTATACGATTACACGGACCCCGCCACCGGAAAGCGGATTTACAAATCATTTACCGCCACAACAAAAAAAGAAGCCGAATACATGGCGGCAGAATACAAATTGGACGGAAAGCAGCGCACCGCATCCGCCGGAGACATGACCTTGAAAGAGGCATACACGCGCTATATCGACAGCAAAACCAACGTGCTCTCGCCCTCTACGATACGCGAATACCGCCGAAGCGCCCGGAACGACCTACAAGACATTATGCCGCTGAAGCTGCGCGACATCACGCAGGAGGCTGTGCAGCGCTCCATAAACCAGTTCGCGGCAAATCATGCACCCAAAACCGTGCGCAATGCCCATGGCCTTTTATCTGCCGTGCTGGGCGTATATTATCCCTCTTTCCAGCTCTCCACGGGCTTGCCCCAGAAACAAAAGGCAAGGATCACAATCCCCACCGAAGCGGAGGTAAAGGCATTGCTGGAGGCAGCAGAGGGCACTAATATGCACCAGGCTATTTTATTGGCTGCTGTAGGCACCCTGCGCCGCTCTGAAATATGCGCGCTGACGCAAAGCGACGTGCATGATAACGGCGTCATGGTTAACAAAGCTATGGTCTGTGACGATAATCACGAGTATGTTATCAAGTCTACCAAAACAACCGCCGGTACTCGATTTGTGGAGCTGCCGAAATTTATTGTTGATGAGCTGCGCAGCATAGATAATGAGCGCGTATGCCCGTACTCGCCTATTACAATCTCAAACCTCTTCCGCACGCTCTCCATGCGCGTGTTGGGTAAGCCGTACCGCTTTCATGATCTGCGACACCATTCCGCTTCCGTCCTGCACGCTATGGGCGTGCCGGACCTCTATATCATGCAGCGCGGAGGGTGGGAAAACCGCGATGTCCTCGACAAAATCTACGAGCACGTTTTATCCGATGAGCAAAAGGACTTTAACGCAAAAATCGTTGACCGATTTACAAAATCTTACGGATAAAAGCAAAATGCAACACAAAAAGCAACACATGTTTCAAAATACATAGAGTTTATGCGGGTTTTACGTATATATATTACGGGTTCAAGTCCTGTTACCTGCACCAAACTCAAAATCCGCATGAAGTCTAAAAAACTTAGATTTCATGCGGATTTTTCTTTATTTTTTCTAAAAAATATTTTTACGTTTTGAAACTGTTTTTGATGTAATTAAGCCGTTTTTTATCAAAATGCAACACGATATGCAACACGCTGATTTTTGCGTCCTTGTCTTCTAAATCAAGATTTTTTAAAAAAATTTTGAAAAAGCACTTGACTTTATATAGCTGTTGCTGTATAATATAAGTGTCAAAAGGACAAGGACACAAAATCAATTCAATCCAAACGGAGGAAACCAAAATGAAAAGATTTGAAGCTATCGCAAAGAAAATGATCGCCAACGGCTCTACCGAGTATCGCACCGCAAAGTACACGTACAGAATTAAAGACCGTATCGACGAAAACGGTGACGGCTACTATTGCTTGATGCGCATTGAAAACTGGCGTCTTGAAATCGATTACGCTTTCTCGGACAACTACTGGGAAAACCTTATGAGAGTTTAAGGAGGCGTGAACAATGAAAAAAACTTACATTACCATCGGCAAAAACACTTACAAGCTTTATAGCGGCATCGAAGGACTTAACAAAAACTGGCTGCTTGAAACAGAGGAAGGTCGTTTAACGCTTACCGCGCTTGAAGACAGCGGCGTAACCGATGAAATTGATTTTATTGAAGAGATCGCCAACGACCCGGAAACGCCGTGGGAAGATTGTGACGAGGATGATGTAAACTACATCACCTTGTGGCTCTCTATGTGGGGCATTACATCTGCCCGGAATTTTTAAGGAGGGTTTAAAAGATGGTACGCGTAAGCTGATCCGTAAATGGGTAGCGCCGATTTTTGTAAATGCAGGCAATGCGGATAATATGTTGCCCACGATCCACCGAATAAAGTAAAGGAGCTCAAAAATGACAAACTTACAGCGATTACGTTTAGCCGCCGGATTATCTCAATCCCAATTAGCGAGCAAATCCGGCGTAAACGTCCGAATGATACAGCAATATGAGTGCAAAAATCGCAACATCAACAAAGCTCAATTTGATACGGTCTGCAAATTGTCCTCTGCCCTATCGATTCGGGCGGAGGATTTGCGAGAAATCGACGAGTAAAAGCAAAAACCCCGGTATGCTAATCAGCTACCGGGGTTTTTGCCTGTTTGTGCCGAAATTGTCAAAAGGACGGCAAAAACAATTTCATTTCAATCCTACGCCTCGTTTCCGGGGCGACATGTTCGGAGGAAATCCGAACGTTTAATAGTATAGCTTGTCTTGCGAAAAAAATCAAGATTTTTTAAAAAAATTTTGAAAAAGCACTTGACTTTATATAGCTGTTGCTGTATAATATAAGTGTCAAAAGGACAAGGACACAAAATAAAAACAATCCAAACGGAGGAAACCAAAATGAAAAGAATTAAAGACTACAACGGCAACACGATTGATTTTGAAGCAGCGGTTATGATGATGGACGACGAAATCCGTGAAGAACTCCACGCGCAGGGCATTGAAGATGAGCAGGAGTTTTATAATGCTTATTGTGATAAGCATTACGAGAAGTACAGCGAAGATTTTGAGATTTGAGAACGGAGAGGAACGAAGATGCCCACAAGAAAGTGCGTTAAATGCGGCGCGCCGTTTGAACGCCGCTATGAAGATCAATTTTTGTGTGAAGCGTGCGCAGCAAAATCAAAGGCTAATTTTGCTGTTAAGCTTAAAGATCGTACATGCCGCACGTGCGGAACCACATTTAAAGGCGGTCCCCGTGCATGGTATTGTCCGACGTGCAGAGCCGAACGCGAAAGAGTTTCCCGCCGTAAGCGGAATCAACATCCTCCGCGGCGCAAACTCGGCAGTATAGATCAATGCGAAAACTGCGGCAAGGACTACATTGTTAATAGCGGACTGCAAAGATACTGCCCAGAGTGTGCGCCTTTAATGGCGCAAAAAAAAAGAAATCTCATCTCCCGCGAGTGGAACAAAGAGTACCTTGACCGAGAAGCCATTAAAGCCGACCGTGCGCAAGCCAGTAGCATTAGATTTTGCTCCGTATGCGGCAAAGAGTTTTCGGCCGAAGATGCGGTAGTGTTTCAGCTCGACATTTGCTCCCCGGAATGTTTAGCTAAGTACCGATTAGAGCACCCTACCGATCCCACGAACAAAATCGCCATTGATGAGGTGGTCGCCACATATCAAGCAACGAAAAGCCTTTTGGAAACGGCTAAGCACTACGGCGTAACGCCCTATGTGGTATGTAGATGCTTAATCACGCGCAATATTTACGATAATCTTCCACCGATTGCGCAACAAATACGTGACATGTACGACCGAGGAATGAAGAATGCGGACATTGCACAGGCTCTAAATATCAGCGTTGCGACCGTCCGAACTTACGAGCCGTATAATACAACAACAAAAACCATTAAAGCATCCCGCAAATAGCTTTGTAAAAAACAAAAAAGGCGCAGCGCCCATCGAAAAGATGAGGCCCTGCGCCTTTTGCTTTGCTTGCAAACTGTTAAAAAATGCCTATTTTGCTGTTTTAGCAAACAATTTGCAAATCAATGTGATAATTTATCGGTTTTTTAACATCTTACTCCATCTGGATTGCATCAATGGCCGAGCCGTAAATGCCCGCGTAGCCGTTTGCGCCGGAATTGTACTTGCTTCCAAAGCGCACCCAACTAAGCCAGCTGCCGCCCTTGATATGTACGCGGCAATCCACGTGACCGATGGGCGTGCGTATCTGTACGCCGTCAATCTGCTCGCCGTAAATGCCCGCGTAGCCGTCTGCACCTGCGCCGCTGTTTTTGATCTCCGGGAGCCAACCGCCACCCCGGAGATGAACGCGATAATAAATATCGCAGTTTTTGGCATTGATTTTAAGTCCTTCCATCGCCTGCCCAAAGTTGCCCGCGTAGTCCTCGCAGTTTTTTACCTGCGGGAGCCAATGGCGCCCCGCGTATGCGGAATACGTCAGATCGCCCGTGCAGGTGGGCTTCGGCGTATTCGGCTTGGGTGTAGGCTTTGCCGGTGTGCTCGCCGCACCAAGCTTTGCGTTGACCTTGGCGGCAATATCGGCGTGATGATTATAGAGGTACGTGCCCGGACAAGATTTATTATCAAAATCGCGGTGTACCGTCATGTTTGCGCTGTTGCGATGGTATACGCGGGTGTTTTTATCCGTGCTCCATACGAGTTTTTTGATGCCGTTGCGTTTGCAAATGTCCGCAACGAGGTTGATAAGCGCCGCGTATGCTTTGCCCGTCACGGCGTAAGGCTCCGACATATCGGATGCCACCTCAATCGTTACGGCGCGGTGATCGTTATCGGGAGACGAGCTGCACCAAGAGCGGTCGCGCTCCTCCACGTACATACCTACACGCCCATCGTAGCCGATGCCGTAATTGGAGGAGGCACCACGATTAGGATTAGCAAAGATGTTTCCGAGCGTCTCCACGCTCACCTGTCCAACCACGCAATGGATCGTGATTGTATCAATCGCGTGCTTTCTGGGGCTGTTTCTATTGGGCGAGATACGAGTGTGATTTACAAGTGCGCTGTTTGTGTATGCCATTTAGTCCTCATCTCCTTTGTTGTTCGAGAGCTCTTTCAAAGCTTCTTCGTTAAGTTCATTTTCCTTCGTTTCCTTCACGTTTTCCATTCTGCGCCCTCCTCTCTTAATGTGGTAGTCATGGACGCAATGGCGTCCTCAAGATTTTTGATGACGAGATTTACGTCCCTCTGGTAGTCCAGCTTGATACCAGCGCCATCGTTGGCTTGTACCACGGTGTCGGGCGCGTAAGCGGTGAGGGCTTTGTAGGCGGCAATCTCGTCAGGGGTGAGCGGAGTCTCGATAGGGGTGGCGAGAATCACGTTTTGCTCAGCCAGCGTTTTTGTGCTGTCGAAAGCACCCTTATCAATCCTCTGCACCTTCAGCCCTCTCTCCAAGTCCACCTCGTCGCACACCCACTGCTGTCCCTGTGGGTCAGTGTAGTTGCCGCCAGAGGCGACAGGGATGCCGGGTAAGCCGTTGGGAGTGGGGAGCGTGAGGAGCTGTTCGCGGTAGGGGGAGTAGGCAGTGGAGTCACTCACTGTTGCAATGATTGGCGTGCCATAGGGCGTTGTTGACACTGAAAAATTGACACAAAAATACGCGCATTTCGCCGGTGCTTTAAATGTATACTCAAATCCGATCGTACCGATTGGATTCTTATTTTTATCATAAAAGCAACCGCCTTCCGTGACCACATTAAAGTGATAGGTTGTATTCGGTAAGCACGGTTGAAAGCCTGTTATCCAATAACTATCTGTACTTGTTATCTCATAATAACCGGTTTCTACATTGAAATTCTGATATTTATTATTTTGGAACAGCGCCGGGTTTAGCAGATTCTTTCCCGTCACCTTCATCTCCACGCTCCCACTATCCCCTGCACTCACAATAGGCACAGGTGCATCCGGCGTGGGTGTGCCGTCCTGCGTGCTCTTGCCGTACACGGTCAGGCCGCACAGCGGCGCTGTAAAAGCATCTTCAACGGCGACCGGATTACCGGTCTTACTGCCCACAAGGATGTTCTGCCGCGCCTTGACTGCGCTGATAGCGTCACCTGTGGCTTTTGCGTCAGCGGCTTCGCCCTTGTGAGTGAGGGTGGTGTCCAGTGCTACGGCAGGGCCGGTGTCACCTTTAGGGCCTTGCGGACCTTGCGGGCCGATGGGGCCTTGTTCACCCTGCGGGCCTATCGGCCCCTGCGGACCAGTTGCACCCGTTGGGCCTTGCGGGCCGACCGGGCCGATGGGTCCGGTGTCGCCTTTGGGGCCTTGCGCACCATTAAATTTACCTGCATCAGCGTCATCACGGACGCTTTGGGCAATCTCCTCTGCATTACTCGCCGCCGACAAAATCTGCTGCACGATGTCCGGCGTCGGTTCTGCGGGGGCAGTGCCGCTCACGCCTGCGGTTGTAGCCACGCGATAGATTTGGCTTACGGAGATTTGCCGCACGCCGTCCGTGTAGCCTGCAAACGTGAGTTCTCCCGTGCCTGCCGATGCAGTAGCCTCCGCAGGTACAGAAACGGAATTATCCGCGCCAAGGCGCAGCTGCACGGCGTCTCCTTTTGGCGGATGGAAAGCGATGATAATATCGTAATCTACCCATTCACCCTTGCGCATCACGTGCAATTTTTCCACGCCGTAGCTGCCCTCCGTGCCGAGGCGGATCGGCTGTTCGTCGCACTGCGCAGCGTATCCGTCCAGTGTGATCTCGTGCATAATCAATTTATATCACCTCTTTTCGGATTGTCCTTTCCTAATCCGGAAAACCGTCGCCGTCCGTGTCGGGCAGCTCCGGCAGGCCGGCAACGCTTGTGAGGAGCGAGAGCACGCCGGCGAGCACCGACGCGCTGGCTACCACGATCCAGTCCACCTCGCCGAGCACCGCAGAGGTGCCGATCGTCGCGACAGCGGTCTGCGCGATTGTTTTCACGGCGCGGACGCCCGCGGCCTTGAGCCAATTTTTCCACTTTGTTTTCATGGGTGATCCTTCCTTTCGATGTCCTCCAGGTCTGCAAGGCGGTGGTTTACGACCTTGATTTGCTCTTGTATTACGGGGATTTTTTCGGCAAAATTATTATGTTTTCGCACCTCCCGCGTGAGCTCTTCGATCTTCGCGTCCGTGATCGCCTGCGCGACCCGGAGCTTTTCTTCTGCGCGGCGGTTGCCGGTGACGTTGGTGATGATCACGCCGACAAGCGCGAGCCCGCCGGTGATGATCGCTACAAAAATGTTTTCCATTGCTCGCCTTACCCCCCCCTTAGCCGATGATCGAAAATGCCGGGCGAACGCCATAAGAGTAACTGGCGTCGTAGGAGTAAGCATTACTGTAAGTGTCAACAAAGGCAAAATAGGATGCGGTAACAACATCACGCAACCACCAGTTATCACGGTTACAAATTCTGCTCGGCTCGTGAGCGAACAGCGGCAACTGTGATTTTTCGACACGATTGTTCGCGTAGACTGCCGAACCGTTGGCAATCGGCATGAAAATAGCACCGCCGTATACCATCTGTTCATTCATCAGATCAACCTCGCTGTCACACCATGCACCAGCAGAAGGGTGTCCGTCAGCTACATCGTTTGTCAGATATACTCTGTGAGAGAGGACATGACCGCTAAATGCCGCCTTGATGGTGGTCTTAGCCTGTTCTAGTCCTTCGGTGTACATCTTAGAGCCTACATAGCCGCCAGTAGTGACGTTTGTGTCATTCATCGCGTGCGTATACATATTGCCGTCTGGGACAAGCGTGACGTGGTGAGTATCGCAGACTGTATCCCCTGTCCTGTAATAATAGTCAAAGGCAGCGATACGATAGGTCACATCGCCAATCACCCAGTAATCACCGATGTACAGGTCAGTAAAACTACCATCCGCAATAGCCGCCCATTGTGCGGCGGTCACGCTCGTACCTAGGTTTTTGCCGCGGTAGATGGAATTATGCGCACCGGCCCCGCTGGACAGTATGGCAAGCACAGGCGCCGCCGCGTTTTCCGCGTTTGTTGCCGCGGTCTGCGCTGCCGTTTTCGCACTTTCGGCCGCAGCCGCGTCTCCGCTGGCGTTGCTGGCTGCCGTCTCTGCTGCGGTCTTGGCGTCTTCCGCGTTGCTTGCGCTGGTGGCGGCGTTGGTTTCGGACGTGCCCGCATTGGTGGCCGCTGTCTGCGCCTGACCGGCCGCGGTGGAGGCTGTACTCGCCGAGCTGGCAGCCTCCGTCTCGGAGCCTGCCGCTGCGCTGGCCGAAGATGCCGCCTGTCGTGCCGCCTCTTGCGCGGCGGTGACGTTGCCCTCGATCCCTTCCGCCGCCGCGAGTACATCGGCAATCTGCTTGGTCAGGACGCTGTAGTAATCCGACGAGACGATCTCCGCGTCTGAGACGACGTTGGCCAAGACGTGCATCACGACCGCAAACGTCGCGATGCTGGTGCCCGCACTATCGTACAGCTTGATCTGTACCGGTACGTTTCCGTGCACCGTAAAAGCCTGCGGCACGAGGGCCACGGTCACGACGTTGCCGTCGATCGTCGCAGCCGGCGTGCTGCCGTCAGGCAGCGTGTCGTAAAATCCAGCGGTGCCGTCCGGCTTTTTGTAGCGGACGGTCACAAGCGTACCGTCTGGCACAGCCCATTGCGCGCCGCCCGCGTAGATGCTAAAAGCAATTTTGCGGCTGTTGCTGTCATCCTGTACCGCGTGAATGATCTGCGGCGCGCCCGGGTCGAGCATGTCGACGCGCAGCGCCGCCGTTGTTTCAAGTGGCATTTTTTATCATCCTCCCCTACGAGTTATTGCTGCAGAGCACGTAGCGACCGAGCTGCGCGTCCCATACCCAAGACACACTAAAATCTGCGTTTCCTCCGATGGCAAGCCGGTCAAAGTGCCCGATGCGCTGCCCGTTTACTACGGACAGGATTGAGTTTCCGCTTTCGGTTTTAACCGCGTTGTAAACGACCAACGTCCCAGTTTTAATCGTCCCGGCATAGCTTCCGTCGCTTTTTTCGCCCACGCCTACGCCAATCGGCCCGAAGTACGAGTAATTGCTGTCCTCGCCGAGGCCGCCCTCATTTGTCACGGTGCCGGAAAAGACCTGCACAATGCCTCCGGCGCTTTGGGCTGTCGAGTAGATGCGCACGCGTAAGTTGTCGTTTTCCATCAGTCTCAGCACCGCCGCCCACAGGTCCATCTCAAATCCGGCGTTTCGGCTTACAACATGGTTGGCGATCAAGTTGACGATGTTGACGAGATCAGCATTGAGTGTGCCCGCTGTGATAAAATCGGCGACCATACCGTTTTTTAACGTAGCGCCGTAGGTAAACGGCCCGTTATATCCGCTCTCGCTCGCACCCCAGCCCTCATGGTTAAAGCGCCACACATTGCGCGCTTTGGTTGGGTCCGGATCATCCGCGATGTACAGCGTGTCCGGCATGCCGTCGTTGTTGGTGTCCAGCAAGCGCACCGCGCCGCCGGATGCGCCGAGGATGGTCTCCGTAAGCGCAAGCACTGCCTCGCGCAAGTAAGTCTCGCTCGGTTTTTGCTTAATCTCCTGTTGCTGCCCGACGATAGTGTCCGCGATGTTGGTGCGCACGTCGCCGATCTCGACGGAGTTATACCGCTCAAGCAGCACGTCCGTCTCGATCTTGACGATTTCGGCCTTTGCCTCCACGCCGAGCTGCGGGTAGCGGATTGTCACCGTGTCGCACAGGTCGCACTTTTCGAGCAGTGCAAGGTCCTCATACTCCGGAAACTGCTCGAGCTGAACAAAGCTTGCCGTGATGCTCGTCTTTGGGATGCCGATTTTGTTGTCCTCGACATATTTTTCCGCACGCTCCCTGAGCTGCGCCGACGTCGGCTGCGCCTCAAAATCGTTGGAAAAATCCACCGGCACGACGCGCGTAAAGTCGTACGTGCCCGGCGCGTTGACAATCTTAGGGTCGCAGGTCACGAGCGCACCCTCGGCGTTTGTCCAATACGGATAGATGCCGGTCGCCACGTTGGAGATGTTGCGGTCCTGCTCGATGTCTGTCAAGTTTTTGCCGTAGCTGATCACGACGCCGTTGTCGTATCCGCGATGACCGTACAAGCGGACGGTAAAGCCGTCCCACTCGTACTCACCGCCGTACACGTCGAGGATCGAGCCGGATGAACCGCCAAGAACCGAGCGCGTCGACGACGGTGTAGAGACAGCAAAAGATGCGACGGTAGACTTGTCCGTCCAAAAAGCGAAGGGACTATCCACCGCCGCGTTTAGGCTGAGTTTTGAAAGCGCATCCGGTGCGTTGATCGCTGTAAAAGGATTGAGCGGCACGCCGGAAAGGTCGTAGGTGATATGCTGCGCGTACACCATGATAATGCCGTCCATCGGCCGCGTGATCCGGTAAATGCGGAAAGGCTGCGGCGCCCGGTACGGGCTCGGAATCGCATAGATGATGCAGCGGTCCGTGATTTCGCCGAAATGCACGCCGGTGTCCGGGTACTGCATCGTCAGCTCGAAAGCGCCGTTGCGCTCCTCGGTGACCGTGCAGCTGATCGCATCCGTCAGGACGCCGAGACCGTGCGTTTTAAACTCCGTCGCGGTGGACGGAAAAAGGATCGGTTTCATAGGGTCCTCCATCTCGGCGTGATCTCCACCGCAGTGACGCCGCCGCTCCAAGTAATCCGCGTTTCACCGGCGAGCAGGGTCGGAAACTCGCCGCCTGCGATGCGGATCGTGCCGTTTTTGTTTTCAAGGCCGTAGTAGGCATTTTGCGTTTCGGCGTCCAGCGTCAGGCTGCCGTCCATGGTGTCAATCGTCACGGTAACGCCGCCGACCGTCAGCACGCCGCTTCCGCTGCCCGTGATCTGGATCAGCGGAAGCGATTCGTCCCAGTTGTTAAGCAGGACCTGTCCATTTTCAAGCGCCTGCACCCACGTTCCCGCCTTGATGTACCGGTGCGGTTTGCAGTTAAAATTCAGCGTCATTTCGCCCGAGCGATTTAAAAACCGCGTGTCAAAATCCAGCGGCCCGGTAAAAATCGCCATCCGGTATTCGTCCGGGTGGTAGTCGTCCTCCAGTTTATGATATGTCATTGGCGAGCCGAGGAGCCACATGCGCGCCGCGTCCGTGTTCCGCAGAAAGTCTTTGTGGATAAAAGCGGGATAAGAAACCGTAATGTTTTTATACCGCTTGTTATCTCGGATCAGATCACCGCTGCGCCCGGGAATGGACACAAGCTCATAGCCCCTTTCGGGGCCGTTGAAGGTGTTTTCGCCGCTGACATAGATGCCGTACTCGCGGCAGCAGTGCCCGGCAAACCAAAATTTATGCACCGAAAACCGCCGCCTTTCTTTCTGTCGCATTCTGCATTTCGTCCATAATGATGTCCGCCAGCGCCCGCACGTCCTGCCCCGGCGCGCCGTATACCGTGATATTGACGCCGCCGAGGTCGGTCTGGTTGGTTGTGTTGTTGGTGAGCGGCTGCACCATGGCGCGGTTGCCCATCATTGTGAGCAGCTCCGGTCCGGCCTCACCGACGATCGCGGAGCCCTGCGAGAGGATACCGCCCTTTGCCAGATACGGTATACTCGGGATATACGGGATGCTGAGGCCGAAATGCCCGCCGCCGAGCCATTTTGGCATTGTAAAACTGATCGAGTTTAAACCGCCGATCAAGCTGTTAATCGCACCGACCGCGCCGTTCAAAAGCCCGATGATGCCGTTCAGCGGCGCCTTTACCATGTTTATGAGGCTGTTAAACAAGCCGCCGAAGATGTTGACAACGCCCTGCCATGCCTGCTTCCAGTTGCCGGTGAAGACGCCTTTCACAAAGTCGATCACGCCTTGGAAAATCTGCTTGATCGCGTTCCAAGTGTTTTCAACATTTTTCATAAAAGCGTTGATAATGTCTCCCAGACCGGGTCCAAAAATCTCCGTCCAGTCCGTTTTGAAGACGCCTTGCAACCAACTATCCAGCCCAGAAAGGATGCCTTCAATCAGGTCGCACGCGCCTGTGATTATCCCAGTGATGGTGTCCCACACGCCCGAGACGATCTCCTGCACACCGCTCCACGCCTGCTCCCAGTTGCCTGTAAAAATGCCTTGAATAAAATCGATCACACCGTTAAGAACCTGATAAACGCCGTCCCAGATGCCTTTCAGCAGCGAAAAGAATCCATTCAGCACATTGCCTAAGACGGGGCCGAAAATCTCCGTCCAGTCCGTAGCAAAAACACCCTGCAGCCATTCGTTAAATCCGGCCAGCCATGCCTTGATCTCTTCGCCTTTCGTGATAATCAACACTAGCACCGCAATCAGTGCGATGATGCCCGCGATCACAAGCACGATCGGATTTGCTGCCAAAAAAGCTAAAGCCGTGGATATGCCGGAAATGATTCCGGCAATCGGGGAAATGGCAGCGATCAGACCGACGATCACTCCGATCGACGCCTGCACAGCCGGATCGAGGTTTGCAAACCACTGCATCAGAGCTGCGAGCTTTTCGGTTATCGTAGTCACAATCGGAAGCACGACTTCGGCGAGGCTTGCCATGGCCTCCTGAAATCGCAGGTTTGCGTCCTGATTCGCAAGCATCTCCTCGTTGTTCTTGGCCCACGCGTCATAGGTGTCGTTTAGTCCTGCTTTTGAAAGCGTTTCCAGCGCGAGGTTTTGCTTTTCGGCGTCTGTAGTACACTGCGAAAGCTGTTCGGAAAAATTCTCCGCACCGATTCCCAGACGGTCGAGAAGCTCTCCGAAAGCGCCGGTCGCTTTTCCCGTCGCGAGCGTTTCCTGCAGGCTGTCTGCGAGACTTTCGACCTTGAGCGTGTCCGGAAACCGCTGCGCTGCACCCGCAAGCCCTTCCACCGCTTTCTGCAGGTTGCTCTCTGTAAATCCCGCCTGCAAAAGGTTGGATGTCGCTTCGACGGCGCTGTCTGTTTCGCCAGACTGTATCGCAAAAGCACGCCACGCCTCGCGCGCGGCGTCTACGCTTACGGAGTTGTCCTGCGCGTTCGCGTCGAGCTTCGACAGATCGGAGCGCAATTCTTCGGTTGCCGGAACGGTCGCATACAGCGCGCCGGCAAGTCCGACCGCTGCAGTTGTTGCAGGTTTAAACGTGTCGGATACTTTTCCGGCAGTCGTCGAAATCTTACTTGCAAGCCCCTGTGCTTTTTCTCCTGCTTTGTCAAGCGATTTTTCCGCATCTTGCGCTGCATCAGCCAGTTCTTCCACCGGCTTTTCATCGATTTTTTGCACACTGTCCGCGGTTTCTGCCGCCGCCTTTTCGGCCTTGCGAAGCTCCGCTTCCGTAGCTACGATTTCGCGCTGCAGTGCATCATACTGCGCCTGTGAGACTTTTCCTTGCGCAAACTGCTGCTGCACCTGCTTTTCGGCGCTTTTCAGCGAGTCCAGCTTTTGCTTTGTCTGTTCGACGCTGTCCGCCAAAAGCCGCTGCTTCTGCTCGAGCAGTGTGACGTTGCCCGGGTCCAGCTTCAGCAGCCGTTCGACGTCGCGCAGTTGCTTTTGCGTCGTGCTGATCTCTTTATTCACGCCCGAAAGCGCTTTAGACAGTGCGGTCGTATCGCCGCCGATTTCGATTGTTATGCCTTTGATTCGGTCCGCCATCTACTCACCCCTTCGGAAAAAAGTGGTCGATATCCGCCTGCGTTGCTTTATACGGATATTTTTCTTGGTCGTTCGCTTGCTCGATCAGCATATCGTAGACCATGCCCACCGTCATGTCGTCGAGGTCCTCGCGGCTCAGCCCCAACTCCGCGCAGCGGAGCATAAAGGTCGCGCCGGTCGCTTCACGCACCGTCTGTCTTATTTTTTTTTAGACTTCGCTGTCTTCTTCGCGTTGATCGCCCAAAGCTCGAGGATTGCCGGGAGCACCTCGTAGATCGAGAACGTCTCGAAGCCGTCGAGCCACCCCTCCGGCGTGTCCGGGATGTTGGCGTCATACTGCCGCGCCATGATGTAGGCGGCGTTTTCAAAAATTTCGAGGTCTGTCACATCAAGCTGCGATTCGTGCACAAGCGCTTCATACGCCTCGCGCTCTTCGGCGGGCGCATCTTCTGCCGGTTTTTTGGCATGGATGCCCTGCCGCGCTTTGGTGTATGCCTTCTGCAGCTTGTTTAGGTCCTGGATCATGTCCCGGCCAATTTTATGTCGGTAAAGGCGCGGGGTCAGGGCCGAAGCCCTAAACCCCACCTCCTTTCCGTCGATCTGAATTCTTTTCTCCATATGCTTTACCTTTCTCAACCTGCGGTAGGCGTATAGACCTTTGTAAACCACGCCGTTCGAACGCCCTCCGGCGTCTCGCTGGTAGTACGTGCAAAGACGTTGCCGTTTTCGAGAGACGTCGCGGAGATTGTACTGGTCTGCGTCTGCGGCTCCTTGGTGTCCGTACTCGTCGCGCCGACAATGCCCGGGCGCGTGCCCGTGCAGTTGTACATGCAGTACAGGTCGTTGTCGGCATCGCCGTCGATCTGAAAAAGGAGCGCGAAGCTCTTCGGCTCAACACCTACATTCTCAATGATCGTTTTGTCGGTGGCGTTGAGCACGTATCCCCAGACATCCTGCAGCATCTGGTCGATAAATCGCGCCATTTCGAGGTCGCCCTCGTATCCGTTGTTGGAACTGGATTTGTAGTACACAACGCCGTCCGCGTAAAACGGCGTGATCTCGCCGCTCGCCTCGAGCGACAGATTCACGGCGCCCGGCACAGGGACCGGATTTTCCCACGTCGGCGTTTCGCCGTCTGCGGTCATTACCGCGTAGTGCACGTTTTTAATATTAAACTGCACCTTGTTTTCGTTTGTCGCCATTGTTACACCTCAACTTCGTACAAAATTTGATAACATTTTTCCGTGTCGATATAAGTTTCCGATTTCTCCCAAAAGATCGAGGACAGGGCGCTTTCCACCCTGCCCTCCGCTTCGGGATTTTTATCTTTTGTGTAAAGCTCGATCTGCACATGATCAATCGGCTGGTATACGACGCCGTCCGCCGAAAAGTTGTTGCTGTAGGCAACGAGATAGCAGATGTACGGCAGCTCAGGCGCTCCGTCAATCGGCCATGCCCTGTATACCACGGGCAAACCTGTGCTTTTCAAAAGCTGATATAGATTCTCCAGCGTCATTTTTTGATCACCACCTTCACGGCACCCACGAGCTTATCTGCAGCAGCCTGCTCGGCCGGGCGGATATGCGGCTTGCCGTCCACGCGGCCACCGTTTACCTTCGCGTGCCCGCTTTCGAGCAGATGCGTGAGCTGCGGCTTTGTGCGGTTGGATATGCGCACCCGGATGTTCTCTGAGCTTTCAAACTCCACTTTGGACGTCCATCCGCGCGCATACTCGCCAGTATCCCGCGGTGAGGTCGCTTTTAACGTGCGGACCGTTTCTTTTGCCACGTCCTTCACCGCTTTTTTTAGGCCTTCGGCGACCTCGTCGCTGTAAGCCTTGAGCTCTTTCACGATCTCAATCTCAAGCTCCTGTAACGGGATTTTCCGCGCCACGCGCCACACCCGCCTTTCGCTCGAGATACAGCTCGATGCTGTCGTTATCCGGGTCTAAGTAGGTGCGGTACACGGCATACCGACGCGCATTTTCGCCAGAGCCGATCTGCACGATCTGCTCGCCGTTGTAATTTACGATCGGCGTCACGGCGACAAGCTGCGGTTGCAGGCCGTTCTGTCCGGCGTCTGCCCACTCTGCCCTCGTGACCGACTGCAGGTGCGCCCATACCGATGTTGCTGTCTCTGTCACCGTGACGTTTCCGATCGCGTCTTTTTTGTAGCTTTCGGAGATCAGCAAAATGAGATCATCCATCTGCCTCCCCCTTCTGGCTGAAAAGCCGGTTATTCAGCGCCCACCGCAGCATGCGCGGCATCTGCACGTTTTCCTCGCGTCGGCGGCGGTACAGGTAAGCGGCATACATTTCGACGAGCATCGCATCTTGTGCCGTATCCGCCAGCGTGATGCCCTCCTGCGTGATGTAGGCTCTGGCCGATGTAATCAGTACAAGCAGATACAGATCGAGAGCAGAGCTCGAAACCTGCAAATCAACCTTTAAAATCTCCAGAATGTCTTCATCCGTCAACGTCAACGTCGCTTACCTCCTTGTTTTTTACTTTGTTACCGAGACCGTATAGACGCGCACCGCGTTGCCCTGCGTAACCGTGATCGTCAGCGGATGCGCTGCGCCGTCCGTCAGCCATGTCACTGTGCCGCCGTTGCGCACGTTCTGGCCGTCGTAGCTGATTGCCACCTTCGCGCCCGGCTGGCTGCTGGTTGCCTCGATCTTTGCGCTCGTCCCGGTGGGTGCGAGCGTATAGCTGTATGTACCCGTCGCAAATACGGGAGACAGCGTCTCTGTGCCGACCGCCAACGCGGTAAGCTGCGCGTCGTTTGCGGTATCTGCGGCAAAGTCCATCACGGTCGTGACCGCCGCGTTGTTGATGTTAATCGCAACAAATGCGCCCGGGATGACCGGCATACCGTCCGCACGCTCCTTACCCTTGAAAACGGTGTTGTCCTGGATAAACTGTACCTCACGGCTGGACTCGATCGTCATACCGGCGCGCAGCGCGAGCAGGTACAGATCACCGTAGCCGCCGATGATGTCGCCGTCCGGGATAAACTCGAGCACATCAATGTCGCCATCGACGACCGGCATCGTGCCCGGGAACTGTGCGACAAGGCCGCCCTCGTAATTAAACGCGATCAGCTTCGCGCGAAGCTTGGCGTAAGTTTTGCTGTTCATCGCCCAGAACTGGCGGCCGCGGCTGTAGCGTGTGAAGGTGTTTCCGGCTGCGACAGCCAGTGCGGACCAGAAAGTAATCGGTTCGGCCGTGCTGTCCACCTTGAGAATGTTGCTGGTGTGGAGATCGACCCACTCCGGCGCATTTGCCGGATAATCGGTGGGCTTCGAGGCCTGCGCGAGGCGGGTCACGATGCCGAGCGGCATTTTGCTCGCCGCGCCCTTGCCGTACAGGATCGCCTTATCCAGTGCGAGGCCGATGCTCTCCGAGAGCATCTCCACGATCCAGCTCGCAAGGTTGATGTCATTGTCCTCGAGGATCGAGTTGCACACCGGCACGTAGCCGGAGACCTTGAAGCCGTCAAGCGTGACCTGGTTAAAGACAAAGGTCAGCTCGTTGATCGCGCCGCACATCTCCGTCCACACCGCTTCCGGCACCGTACCGGCAATGGTCTGGCGCGCCTCGCCGTTGACGTTGCGGATGCGCACGCGGTTCAGCAGCTTAGAGTACCGGTACATGTTCTCCGCGATCATGTCGAGGAAAACTACCGGAATCGTGAGCTCTGCGCCGGATACGCCGCGCTGCTGGCCCTTCATGCTGCGCAGCTGCGCAAAAAATTCGCGTACGTCCTCGCGGGCGACGATTTCGCTGCGCTGCTCCATCGGCAGCGCGTCAAACGCACGTCGGCTCATGGGCAACGCGCGGATGTTGATATTGGTTTCCATTTTTCTTTCCGTCCTTTCTTTTGTGAGATGGTTTTCTTTGCTTCTGGTTGGAGCAGCTGCCTCGGCCTCGGAAAGCTCCGCTTCAAGGCCCTCGATCTCGCCGGCCAACGCAGCCTTTTTTGCTTCGTGCGCAGTCTTGTCCGCGTCGAAGGTCTCTACCTCTTCGGTTACGGCCTGCTCCTGCTCCGACGTTTCTGCTTCGTTGATCGCCGTCTCAAGTTCAGCTTCACGCTTGGAAAACTCCGCGTCCTTCTGGCGGAGCGCTTCCAGTTCGGCCTGCTTCTTTTCGATGCTGCGCCGCAGCATGATTGTCTTAAGTGCCATTGTCTTCTCCTTTCAGGCGGCTTTTCATCCTTGCCTGCCATTCCTCTTTTCTGCGTTTCTCTGCCTGTTCAAAATCTTTCCGGCGCGCCTCTACCGAGGTATCCTCATAAGCCGGGAACGTTACGACGGAAACCTCGTATAGTTTTACAGCCTTGATTCGCCACACCGTCGGCACACCGTCCTTGTACTCGACATCCTGATCGATGATGTCAAAGCCGAAAGAGCACTGATTTACATCGCCACGCTTCACGCGCTCGTAAAGGTTCATTGCATCCTGATCCTGTTGATTGATCGTGACGCTGCCCCAAAGTCCCCGCTCATCTACGCGCAGCGAAAGCGTACCCGCCGTTGTACGGCCGAGCACAAGCGTCGTGTCGTGGTTAACGAGCGCCCTGACATCTCCATTCGTTTGTCCGTCGAATGCGCCGGGCTCGATCGTCTCATATGCGCCATCCCAGAGCTCGTACCGGCTCCCGAATACGGCGAAATACCCCTCAATATAGAGATTCCCTCCCTCGGCACGGGTACAGAAACCGTCGCTCCGCGCCACAGCCGTGCGTTTATACATCATGTGTTGTCACCTCCGTTCAATTTGTTTTGATCTCCAATCATCCCGCGAGGGATGTAGTTTTCGAGGATCACAAGGTCGTCGAGGCCGGAGAGCGGAGAAAGTCCGATCCAGTCGCGCACCTCATTTCCCGTCATAATCCCCCGTACATATTGATCGTTCGCCACCGCTGCAAGGTCGCGCAGGTCATAGTTGTAGAGACTCCGCGCGTTGAACCGAAAAAACCAATCTGGATTGTACAGGAGCTTTTTGGTCATTTCCTGCTCGATGTTCTTTGCGACCGGCATGATCGTGGAGCTGATAAAGTTGTTCCAGGCGTCGCGATGAAAATCCCCGATGCCCAAAACAAAAGGCGGCACGCCGAGAATGGCCGCCACCGTCCGTTTATCGAGCTGCACGAAATCCGCGAGCGCAAGGTCGGAGAGCGTGAGCGGCCGAACCTGCTCCACGCTGAACTGCTCGGATGGGATCATCCATGGCTCACCCGCCTGCGCTGTGTCGATATACTCGTGCAGGAGCTTGCTGCGCCCTTCCGCGCTCGCAAATTCGTCCGTGAGTGCATCCACCTTGACGATGATGCTCGGTTTCCAGTTGCTGGACATAAAACTTTTTTCTGTGGTGGCCGCCTGCTTGAGATTGTTCGCGACGTCTGTCAGCGCGACCCGGTAGCCCTCGCCTTTCCACGGATAATAGCTCCCGGGATTTAGCACAAAGTGCAGCACGTCGTCCGGGTCGTACTCCTGCCCGGCAATCACCACACGATAATCCCACACGCCCTCCGGAACGAACGCCGTAAAAGCTGGCGGCACCGGTTTGAGGTCGCGCAGAATGCCGCGCCGCGTTTCCGGCCACACCACCGCGTTTCCGTTCCCTTCGAGCATCAGCGTCTTGACGATCCAATGGATAAACGCTGCGCGGGTCATGTTGTTGTTCGGACTGATATCCACCTTGCGGCTCAGCTCGTTTTTGACCCGGATGTCACCGGTCTCCGTGTTTTCCATCAGATGTATGGTCATACTCGCAATCAGCCGCGCAATCGTGTCCACTGCCGTGCAGATTTCGGGATTCTGTGCAAGGCTCACGTAGCCTCGGCACTCGATAGATTCCCACAGGTCTGCGCCCGCAAAGGCGATGCTCCTGCGCACCGGCTCGGCGCGCGGCGCAGGCCTGCTTCTTTTCTTTTTGCTCAAGTTTCACCCCACCATTTCTTCGCCGCCCTGTTTTTTTCAAGGCTTTCGAGGTATCGGATGCAGGCAAACACCGACGCATCAAAAAGATCGATGCGGTGTTCCGGCTGCACCTTATCATATTGGATCATGTCGTCCGTCTTTTCGACGGCAGACACGTTTTCCACGCAATACTCGTAGGCTTCAGAGTGCAAATAAAACAGAGCGCCGTTTTTTGCGCTCTGCTCGATATGCCGAAAGCCCTCCGACTTTTTGTAAAAATACTGTGGCTGGTCGACGATTTGAAAACCCGCCGATTTCATGCCGATGAAATACTCGCGGCAGAACTTTCGATCGTGCCCGACCTGCCGGATTTTGAACCCCCGTTTGCGCATATCCACGAACCAGTTGACCACATCCGCATGGTTAACGGTCGGGCTGTTGCACATCGTAAGCCAGCCGTCGTCCTGCCAACCAAAAAGTGGGATGTTGTCCTGCTCTGCCTTGATATGCGCAGCGACAATCGGAAAAAACGCATGCGTGATTACAATATCCACACCCTTGTAATGTCCGAAAAGTGCCGCAGCCGTCAAGTCGTGGAGCTTCGACAAGTCCGCACCGCCGTACCAGTCGATCGGCAGCCTTGCCAACTCTTCGAGCGTCCAACTGTACTTGGCGTCACTCCGCCGGAACTCCTCGATGTCAAAATACGCCTTGACCGCGTTTGTGTAGACGTTCAGACTTTTTGCAAAAAAATCCTTACGCTGCTGCGGGTCGTTCTGCGCCTGCAGGCTGTCGTTCAAGATTTCATCCGGACGAATGCTCACGCCATAGGCCGGGTTTGCCATTTCATGCACGACCGGGTTAGTGTAGTCGATATTCCCGTTTTCATCCGGATTTGCGCAGCACATAAAAATAAAGTACTGCTCGTCCTTTACCGTGCCGTCCAGCACCTTTCGGCAATATTTTAACCGCTGCCCGAGAAATGCCTGCTCATTGTCGCCCGCGGTCGAAATTCCGATCAGCAGCTTATTGGTGTAGGCTTTCATGGCCTCTTTGAAAAGGTTGTACTGCTTCGGCGTTTTAAAAGCATGAATCTCGTCGCAGATCGCAATGTTGCAGTTTAAAGAATCCTGCGCGTCCGGGTTCGCCGCCAGCGCGCGAATAAAAAAGGAGCCGTCCGGAAGCGTGGCCTCCATGGAGTGCTCATTGTTGTTGTCGATGATCTTGACACACCCGCCGCTTTTTGCGTCCTCACCCATCCGGCGGACGTTGTAGTCCAGAAAGTTGAAGCTCTCCAGCGACTGCATCAGCGCTGCTGACGCAATGTAGGTCTTTGACCCGCTGCGCCGGTAAAGGAGTGAGAGCGCCCAGGAAAGTGCCGCGGCAAAGCTTGTCTTAATGTTTTTTCTGGGGATAAAGATCAGCGCTTCGTGGAATCGAACGACGTCCGTCCCGCGCAGCTTGAAGCCCACAAGATTGTAAACGATGAATTTGTGGAACGGTTCGAGCTTGAACGGCATCCCGCGCAGCGGCGTTCCGTCTAGCTTCTCCCCCTGCTGGTGGCAGATCGTTTTTTCGATGATCCGGATGCAGAACTCAGGTGCTTTGCTATCCATCCAGTACTCGGGATTGTCTAGGTCTGAAAAGAACCGATCCACAGCTTGGCGCAACTCCACGCACGCCGCTTTTTTACCAGCCCGAATGCTTTCGGCGTACTCGAGGACCTCCGGCCAGTTTTTCCCTTTAACCGGATTCAATGCTGGCAAGCGCCGCAGCCAGTCCGCCCGGCTTTTCCAGGCGCGGCGCGTCTCCCGTCATTTTTTTATAGCTCGAGGGCGTCATCCCAAGTTCACGCCAGTACGCCAAAGCACTCTTGTTCAGATCATCCCAGATGACAAGCAGCGGATTTTTCGTCATGTTTGTCGAGCCACCCTTATTCGTGTACTCGATGACCGACTTTCCGCCGGAAGTTTGGAACTCCCTGAAAGTCTTGTCCCGCTGCTCGAGGATTCCCGCCAAAGTCTCCACCGCGGAATTATACGCGTCCTTCTGCACCCCTAGTGCAGACATCTGCTCCAAAATCAGTTTTTTCCATTTGTTTTTGGTCACATCCTGCACCCCTTTTGTCAAAAATCTGCCCAGAGTTGGAAAGAGT